GGAAGTCTTTCTAACTCATAGGCATTTATTCCAAGCTCTTTTAATGCCTTAACAGCCTCACCTGTTCCCATCGCCGCCTCGGACACCCTTCGAGTCATCCGCTGCAAGGCCATGTTCATGGTTTCTGTAGACACGCCAGTAAGCTCTGCGGCTAATTGCAGCCCTGCTAAAGCCTCAGTGGTTGCGCCTATTTTGTTTGCTGTTTTAGTGAGATTGTCGATAGAGGTCATCGACATCTTGGTTAATGCGGCGGTTGCTGCGGCTGCTGCTGTTACAAATGCAGCTCCTATTTTGGCGACTTTGGTAGCAGTTCCTAGCGCAAGCTTTCCGATTCCAAGCATCCCAGCTTTAACAGAACCGAAAGCTCTTTTGGTTTTATCGTTTGCTACAATGTCAATTACTACATCATTTGCCATTCTTGTCTGCCTTCATTTGAAACCAAGCTAGCCAACCTTGATATTCCCTCACATCCATCTGCAAGATTTCAGCGACAGTTTTGTGCAGATGCTCGGCTAGAAAATAGGCAAATTGCAAATCACTGTCGCTTTTTAGTTTCCCTCAATGTCCTCTGCTGTTGGGTCGCCTTGGTTAATTTGATTAACTATCTCAGCTAACACATCAGGGTCGGTTTGCCGCATAAGCTCGCTTTTTTCTACCTTGCGGAATATCGGCTTTCCCTCTTCATCGATTAGTCGATAAATAATAGTCAGAACCATAGCCTCGGCAGACTTGCCGCTGTTGGCAGCCTCCATCACTTCGCCCAATCTCTGCAAAGACATAGCTGGCTTAATGTAAGCTGTGGTGTCCCATTCTGGGATTTTTATCTCCCTCGGTTCTTCCGAAAGCTTGTTCTGATAGTGTGCCTTAGCTTTATCTAAGACCGACATTTAAACAGTCGCTGTCGATAATGCGCCAGTTCCCTGAACGCCTATTGAAGCTTCTACCATTCCATCAAATGCGCCGCTTTTTGAGTGGCTTGTAACTAAAGCAGTTCCGGTGTAATAAACATCGCCTGACGATGCACCTTCTGGATAGAAGTTAAGCGTCACACTACTTCCAACGCTTAAAGCAACCTGTCCATTAGTGTCTGTTTCATCCCACCAGCAGTCGATTGTTCCTGACCAGCTTGTTAGTCCAGCCACATACGTTCTTGCAGCATCACCCATGCCTGTGTCTTCTATCGTGTCGCCTGTTTGCTCTATTGAATAAGAGCGCACTTCGGCAATAGTGTTCGATGCCACCTTAACAACTCCTTCACTACCTGTATGAGTCGCCATTTAGTCTTCCTCCTTCTCTGATTTATCTTCGGCTTTCTTTGGTGCTTTTTTACCCGCAACTTTCCAGCCCATTTTTTCCATGTTTTCAACTTGCGAAGGGTGACAATCTACCTCTCCACCCGAATCAGTTGTCATCTTAGTCATTTTCATTACGCTGTGCCTCTTGTGAAACGATATAAGCATTGTACTGTTATGATAACCCCTCCAACTGGGTCTATACTACCATCATCGGTTTGTATAGATACTAACTGTGTGTCTAAGGCGTTACCGCCCCTTGTTCTGTCTACATCTAATTTTTCTTCTATACCCTCAATCAATTTGTTTTTTGCCGTGTCGATTGCTTTATCTTTAATGTAGCAGACTAAATCATAATTGATTGTTCCAGCTCGCTTAGTTAAGGATCCACCTATCGTCTGGTCTTCTCTGTTCTCTGTTGTTGTGCTAACCAACACCGCTGGGAATTGGGCATTACTTAATCTTTCAAAATCAAAAGGCTCTCTGGTTACATAGCAAATCTTGACAGGCTCTGTTACATCTTTAAGCGTTGTGACTAGGTTCTTGGCTATATTCTCCCTTACACTCATTCAACGCCTCGCAACAACCACTTTCGATATGTGTTCCTGAGTGAATCTTCTTCTTTTGTATCAAATCCGAAAAATGGTCTTGTCTGTTGATTTTTTTGTGCCTTCGCTGATTCTGTTGCTGAGTTAAAAAATATCGTGCCTTTTCTGTTTGTGGATTTGGCTTGGATAGATGCAATCATATTTCCTGTTAATTGAAGGTCTGGCTTTGTTCCTCTTTTCTTTTCAATCCTAGTTTCTTTGTAGGACTCGGAATAAGGCTTAAAAGCCCCGCCATGATAACTAACACCTTTTGTCGTTCTTTTTACAATCGTATTAACACCTTCCTGTGCTGCTGCCAAGAAAGCTCGACGTTTATTGCTGTCGATTTTCTTTTGCACCTTTTCAGAAACTTTAGGCATTTTGATATTAATCTGAACATCCATTAGCGGGTCAGGTATCCACTTCCGACATAAGCTTTTTCTGCTTCTGATACGCTTCCGTCTTCATCGGCATCATACTCAACGCCATCCTGAAACACTGATGCAATTTCTTCCAAATATAACTGCTTATAAAAGGCAATCATGCTCTGGAATCTATCGTTATCAGTCCAGTTGGTAAGTTTGGGCAAAGCATATTTCCAAAGCACTAAATAAGAATTAGCTTTTGTCCATTGGGTGCTTGTGAGAAGTGAGGCGTTCATTTCGCCAGAGATGCCTTTGCGATGCCACCACTGGTTGCGAATTTCTCTTGTAAGTTCCGCTTCTGCGATAGCATGTTCATCCATGAAGCCGTCAATCCCGAAATCGAGAATGTCAGGCACCACGGTTAGTAAATCTGCATCCGTAGAAAATGCCATAAAAGACTCCTATGTAGAGAATGCCCCTCCTGAGAGGGGCTTGCGCTAGCTGTACGAAGCTCCGTTAGGAGTTAAAGTGCAGCGTCAAACAACATCTCTACGCCGTAGGTGTCTTCTAGCTCTCCGACTCCATATATGGCAGTAGCATTCAACTCCCAGCCTCTGAGTGACGCATCACGCTGTCTCTCAATCTGGAAGTCTCGCTTCATCGCTAAGGCAAGAGCTTCCCTGCTAAATACACCAGCTTTCGCATCGTCAGAGCCATCTATTGAAATCAAGCTAGACTCATAGATGTCGATACCCGCCAGTGTTCCGCAGTAGCCATTAACCATAGCTTCGTTTTGCTTTACACCGCCGTTAGGATTAGCGAATGTATTTGTTAAGCCAGCCTTTATAGCATACGCCTGATAAGGATGAAGTACGGCAAACATGTCGCCCTGAGCTTTGTTAGTTCTGAGGGTTGCTGCCGCCTTGAATATATCTGCAACAGTGATTTCTGTTCCAGCCGATCCAAGCGCAGTGCTAAATCCATCAAACAAAGCAAGAAGGTCTGTATCTATCTTGGTAGCAATAGAGTTACCAAGAACAGTGCCTAATTCATTTGCTGGGTCGCCAGCTCCCATAGCAGCTAGGTCTGTAAGAACCACTTGCGCTCCAACTTCTGCAACCGTGATGGTTACTGAGCTAGTGCTTACTGTAGTGCTTGACATATCTGTGCCTTCAGTAAGAGCCGCCGCTGTTACTGCGGGATATTTTGGCACTTGAACCGTTTTGCCAGCCTGACTGCCAATATCGTAGCGAGTCACTAAGCCAGCCATAAGTGATTGTTCTTCTGCTGTGAATCTTGCCTGAGCGATTATATTCGCAAACAGGTCGTCTAATGTTGAACTTGTTGATGCAGCCATCGTTTAAGCCTCTCTGTTAATTTGCTTGTTTCGCTTTCTTCATGGCTCCGTAGGCTTCTTTGCCACCAGTTGTCCATGTTTTAAGCATGTCGTCCACCGTTTGAGGCTTCGGTGTCTTGCCACCAGCATTCCCTTGCGAACCAGCTCCACCGCTGCTAGCTCTTACAAAATGAGGGTTAGCTGTCAAAAATTCTTGTACTAACTCATCAACAGTTAAAAGTTCGCCTTTGTCATTGTATCTAGGCGTGTCTGTACCTTCGCCAATGACTTCAGCAACTCTATCGTCTGAAAGTCTAACCTTGTTTTTAAGCAAGGCAGTCACTTGGTCAGGCGATACAGCATTGTGCTTGGTAGCCGCCGACATTAAAGCTGAGTCTACTTTGAATGTGTAAACCTCTGACTCTAGGCTAGCAATTACCGCATCTTTCTTTTCAACTGTACTTTTCAAAATAGCGTCAAATTCGCCACGCTCCTGCTGCCGTTTTAAATCCGCATCTTGCTTTGCCTTCAGCAGTTCTTTGGCTTCTTCTAGGTTTACCCCTTCAAGACTCTTTTCATGTTTTCGCTTTTCTCGGCTAACCCGATCAGCTACTATCTTGTCCAGCTCTTCCTGAGTAAACGTCTTAGCTACTTGTACCTGTTCTTCCTCGATTTGGTCGGTTTGAGTTTCCGCTTTTTCTTGTACTTCCGTGTCTTCATCGCTCACGTTGCGAACCTCTAAAAGAGTAATTTCCCGATTTTCTCATATTTATTCTAAATTAGTCAACAACAGGTCTGATGGTATGTGTGCAGTTGTAACCACCCCTGTCACTAAAAGGGTTGGATCCAGATTTTCCTGTCCACTTGCCTTCCCATATTTTTTTTAAATCTTCTTTTGTATATTCCTTGTCGGGAGTCTTTAGCATCTCCTTACAAAACTCTCTTGAGTTTTCTTTTTTGCTTCCAGTATAAACCCATCTTGTCGCACCTAACTCAATTCCAGTTTGTGTGCTTAAAGATTGATGCATATTCATAATGCTATCTTGAACCATCTGCGTAGCATAACGGCGCATATTGTTGCCCACTTTGTCAGCAGCATAAACTCTGGCCAGCTTTTCTTTTGCGTCTTCTGCCCCTAAGCCTCCAGCCTCGACTATTTTAACAAGCCGTTTAATTTCTTTTTTGTCTGACGCTATATAGACACCGTTTATCGAATGCCTCAATCGCTCTATCATTTCAGCTCTGGACTGCCCAGCAATAGTGTAGCTATACATTAGATCCGCTAGTGTTTCTAGTTGCTGGCTAGCTATAGACTCAAAGCCTCTAAATGACAGACGTTGCAAAGCGACTACTGTTTGAGAGTTCAAACCAGTAAACGCTTCATATTGAGAAAACAGTGCTGCTGTAGGGCCAGCCACCTCTTGTGCATATTCCTCTACAAGCGACTGCACTTCTGTTAGGTAGGTGTCTTGGATTATTACTCTTAAATCGTCCCTAGCCTTTACAGACCAAGCTAAATCAAAAAGCTCATCATCGCTAACTGGAGCCGACATAGCATAAGCAGCAATTTTACGCTCTAGCTCATGCAACGAATCAATTAATCTACGCTGGTGCTGTTCCGACAGCCTCAGAAGTATATCTATTGTTGCGTCTGACATTTAAGGTGTTATTTCTTGCTCAGGCTGCTCTGAGAACTGGCCAAGCACTACACTCCCGCTATCTATTTCATCGTGAGCTTTTTGCAGTTCCTCGTCATCTAATACAAGGTCGGCAATCTTTCCATCCACAGCTTTTTGCAAGGTAGCAGACTTAACGCCGCTTGCTTTCACCTGTTGCAAGAATTGAAGCTCTTGCGGGTAGTCTCTTAAATCAAATGAGTCAGGATAAAAGACTTCAACATCTGATGTGGTGTCTTGCCATGCTGCGAATATGCTCCACAACTGCTCCTCTACTAGCTCAAGGATGTCTGCCTTTTCAGATAACTTAGCGTTTAATAACTGGAATTCAGTCTGCATTGCAACGCCTGACATTGTTACCTCTTTCGCTCCCCTCACAGCTCCCATATGAGCCATGCGGTTAATAGCATTCACTTTGTCAGTAATTGAGTTTCTTATAGCATCCAGATTAGCCCCTGATGGCTGCATCTGATACGGTCTTAAACTTGGTTCTATGTCTTCCGGCATATTAATTATCGAACCAGCTCCCGCAGTTGCATCTGTGTCAAAGGTTTTTACCAATGTAGGATGGTTAGAGATTCTAATTAGCTGCTCTATTTCTGAAAGCTCTGAATAGATGGCTTTTTGCATATAGGCAATATCGGATAAATCAGAAAGCCCAATCCCTCGAACAACTGAACGAGCCGCTGGCAAGTATGTTGCTGGTATAAGCCCTAGCGGGTTTTCAGCCTCGTCTAACTTCTCCGCTGTATCTCCGTCGTATCGGTAATATTCGATTAAATCTTTAGTCCAGATTCTGAAATACTCGACCGTCGTTGTGTCATCTATTCTCTCAACCGACTCCCTCACTTTAAGGTAAGACAGTCTAAATCTTCCGCTTTCGTGTCTCTCCCACTTCCAATCAAATACGTTTTCTGGTGTGAAAAGAGTAATGTAAGGTCTAATCTCTTGCTCTAGCTCTTCTGCCCTAGTCCCCGCTGTAGATTTGGGCTTGTCCATCATCAACCAGACATGTCCGTATACACTAGACCAGATTTGAGCTTCACGCATAAATGAATTAAATCCCTGACCATCTAGGTCGGCATCATCCATAAATGACTCAAGTGCTGGATTCCCAGCTAATGAGTTAAAGTTTCTAATCGGCGGGACACGCCACAGAAAGCTAGAATATATGTGGATTATGTTCTTGCAGTGGTTATCTAATGGTGTGAGCTTAATTCGTCTAGTGTAATCGTCTTTGTGTTCGTTGGTATATGCGGTTAGATAGGATCCGTCTTGGTAATCTTCTCCACCCATGTAGCTACGCAAAAAGAACTCCCAGCGATACTTATTGGCTTGATAGTCTGGGTGTTCATATTCAAGTTTTGTGTCCATATCTTATGTCCATCGTGTAGGCTCTTGAGCCTCAAATTGTTTTCTAATGGGAAAGAGATAATCGACAAGGTAGCCCAGAGCATCATTCATGTGGTCGTGTCCTCCGTCCTTGTCGGGTACGCTTGTCCCTTCCTTGTAGGTCTGTCGTTCTAGCGATGCAATGGTTTTCTTGCAATTAGAACTAACAAACAAGCTGCGCTCTCCCTTAGAAGAGCATAGCTTAGAATTCACTGCGTTGATTCTATCCCTGACTGCTGTGTGCTTGGTTTTTACTCTTACATCAAAGCCAGCATTTTGCAGAATGGATAAATCAGTACGCCCCGCAGCAGACGTGCGCCTTTGGCGACTCGCTGGGTCTGGATAAACTATAACATGCTTTTTTGGATAGCGTGTTTTAATTTCATCCACCATTTCATCAGTGCTTGAGCCAAAAATAACTATCTCATCTGATATTGTTAGCGTTCTGCCATCTCTAACTGCTACCGTTGCGCTCATCGGGTCTATGTTGAAATCCATTCCTATATGGATAGTGTCAGGCAGTTCTCCATTTATCTTCTTAACTGATTCAGCTCTATCAAATGAATAATATATAATTCCGGCGTAATTAACAAAGCGAGCCTGATACTCTTGCATAAAGGTTCTTTCATCTAAGTCAGCCTGTGCCTGTGTTATCTCATCTTCTGGAACATTGCCGCCATCTAAGGTTGTATATTGAAATGAACTCCACCCCTCGTCTTTGTCTATTCCTTTGCAATGCAGATCGTAAAAGTGGTTTCTGCCCTTTGGTGTTCCGATAAATAACGCCTTGCCTTCTCTATCCGATAGGCTGGGTCTAATTACCTCAAACCATGCCTCCTTTCTCATGTCGGCCAGCTCGTCCAGTACGCAGAAGTCTAATGCCCTTCCTCTGAGATTATCAGGCTTCTCAGCTCCTTTCAGTGAGATATTCGATCCGTTAATAAGGTTAATAGTCAACAGAGTCTCATTTGTCTTAGCTATATAAGCTCTAGGAGTGACGTTTAAAAGCATCTCCCACGCTATCTCTTTGGCCGCCTTGTAAGTAGGAGCTAAATACCAGACGTTCCTATCCGGTGCAGATAACGCTTCTTTTAATATTTCTATCGTTGACAGATACGTCTTGCCAAACCTTCTACCCGCTACTACTACCCTAAACCTACTCTCATCAAGAAAGATACTACTTTGAGGCTTGGTCAGGTTCATCTTTTTGTACGTTTATCACCATTGCAGGAATATCTTGAGTCATTAAGCCTAAGCTGTCTGATTGTCCTAGCCAGTTCTTTCCTAACCAGATAAGCATAGCCACATTGCCTTCCATAGCTTTCTGATACTGCTTTCTTCTTAATGATGCCTTGCCTGACACCTGTTTTGTCTTGAAATACTCCGCAAAACCCATGTCATACTCTTCCTCACATCTGCGCTGCAAAGTATCATAAGAAATGCCTAGCACCCCAGCTATTTCTTCACCTGTGCATTGTATTGCACACATCTGGTTAACTTGTTCCCAGTTAATGTTTATTTTTGGTCTAGCCATCTGCAAACTCTTTTCCAGTTTCAGCGTTTATAGCTTTTTCTCCTGTAAAGTTTTGCCATCGAGTCACTATAACATCACAATACACTGGGTCTAATTCCATTAATCTTGCATACCTTTTCATCTTTTGACTTGCAATTAAGGTTGAGCCGCTCCCTCCAAAAAGGTCTAAAACAATATCTTCAGACTTACTGCTGTTTTTTATTGCTCTTTCTACCAGCTCAACAGGTTTTTGTGTAGGATGAATGTATTTTTGTCTTGCCTCTCTGTTTATTTGCCATACATCTGTTTCTGTTCTGCCGCCATACCAACTGTGCGCTTTTTCTTGATTAAAAGCATAAATAATAAACTCATACTGATATCTATAATCTTGCCATCCCATTCCTCCAGACCCTTTGTTCCATACTATACAGCTAGACACATTAACGCCTGACTCAGTTAAATTTCGATAGAATCGTGGATAAGAGTCTTTCCAATTACAGCATATATAGTATGACGCTCCATGCTTAGAACATAAATACAACACACTTAAAAACTCAGTTATAAATGTTTCAAACGCAT